GAGACTATCCGAAAGGAGTAGGCTGGAAGCCCAGCCGAAGCGCATGGCCCCTGCTATGCAGGGTGGAGATATAGTCCAAGCTGGCATGAGAGTGTCAGAAGTTCATAAGAGAACTGGTTGGCAATAGCGCCGCCAATTGAATGAAATGTGAGAAACAGGAGTCGGACCCTTTCTGACAACGTAAGCAACCACAACGCTTTGTTGCGGCGCTTGCGCGAGAATGGCAATCAAACGTCCGTCACAGGACGCGACATTGTTCGTGAACTTGAATATGCTGACAACGGTAGACAAAGGTGCCTAGCAGCCTAGTAATAGGTTGCCGAAACTCCCTTAAATTCGGTGAAGGCTTTGAAATGCTAATACCGAGCCAAGCCCCGCGAGGGGAAGGTGTAGAGACTTGACAGGGGATGCCCGACCATTCAGTTGAGGGCAAAGGTAAAGTCCAGACCACAAACAGCGTAAGCTGGCGGCGAAAGCCGTAGATGGTAAGACAGTTCAGTTTTATTCCGGGTACGAAACCTTAGACGTTAGTCCCGCTGATGTACTCAGCGCCGCAGTTTTCGACTATAAGCAACTTGCTGGAAATGTTACCATTTCTGGCCTGGAGCAAGTCAAAAACTCTGGTGAGCAAGCCATCATCAATCTGCTTGAGGCACGCATCAACGTGCTTGAAAAGTCGATGATGAACAGCCTGTCTACCGCGATTTATTCCGATGGAACTGGATCGTCAGGTAAAGAGGTGGGTGGCCTTCAGCTAATCGTGGCTGACGCAGGCAGCGGCACCGTTAATTTAGCGGCTTAATAGAGCAATCTATTTCGAAAAACTCTGTGAACTCAGGGGAAGTCTTACTAAGATAATCCTGATCCAAGCCCCGCAAGGGGAAGGTGCAACGATCATTCCGAAAGGAAGTAGGGGCCAAGCGGCTCCGAAGCGCAGAGAACCCCACAGGGGTTATGATATGATCTGGTCTGCATAGTGATATGCAGCAGCGAAAGCGGCTTTGGTTTAGCGAACCAAGGTGAACACAACGAGGTGGAATTAACTCAAGCACATTTACGTTCTGGCAGAACGTACAGACAACTGCAACATCAAGTGCCTTCAGTGTAGCTAACGTGCAAACAGATATGAATACTATCTATTTGCAGCTTGTTCGCGGAGCAGATTCTCCCGATTTAGTTATGGCAGGCACCAACGCCTATAGTTCATTTTTGGGCAGCTTGCAGGCAATCCAGCGTATTACCAGTGACGATATGGCACGCTCTGGATTTACTTCATTGCAGTACCTGAACTCAGACGTTGTGTTTGATTCGGCTGCGAACACCAACAGAATGTATTTCCTGAATACTGATTACCTCCGTCTTGAGGTCGCAGCATCGAGGGATTTCGTTCCGGGTGAAGCAAAAATGTCTGTCAACCAAGACGCTATGGTAACGCCTTATACATACCATTAGGGCCATTGCAGAGTAATCTGCATATGAAGAACTGTGTGAACTCAGGGGATACCCAAACGCATCATGGCGTGGGCAATCCTGATCCAAGCCTCAATTTGAGGAAGGTGCAACGACTATCCCGCAAGGGAGTAGGGTCAAGTGACCCGAAGCGCACAGCCCCTGCTGACGCAGGGTGATGATATAGTCTCGTCTTATGGGCATAACCATAAGCAGCCGCAAGGCGGTCTTGGCCTAACGAGCCAAGGCGAAGGTAACGATGTTCTGGTCAGGAAATCTGACTTGTTCAAACCGCGCTCTCCAAGGCGTGATCCATACTTAGGAAAGGAGAACTGTTATGGCTTTAGCAGCAGTAATTGGGATTGATCCCACTTCAGTCGCTGACACTCCTGAATTTCAGTTGGGTCAACTTGGCGCAATCATTGACGACACCAATGGCACACGCATGTACAAGTATCTTCAGTATGATACTGGTTCTGCTGGTACAGCGGCAGTCGCTGGTGAGGTCGCCTATTATTACACTTTAGATGGCTATAAGACCTTCAAGGTTACTAGCGATCTGTCCGATTCTGTAGAAATCGGCGCGGGTGTAATCCAGGCAGTAATGACAGATGGGCAATATGGTTGGTTCCAGGTTTCTGGGGCAGCAACCTTGACCATTGCATTGACGGCTGGTGCAGACGGTGATCCGTTGACACCAACTGGCAGTGCGGATGGCACGCTCGATGTCGCTTCAGCAGCCACAGATAATATCTGTGCGATTGCCGGGGATATTTCAGATAAGGAAATTATCTGCACATTCCCACTATAAAACACTGGGGGCAGGGCGTTGGTCTTGCCCCCTTTTCAATCAAAACAATCGGGAGTTCTAAAAATGTCTGTTAAAGGCAGTTTTTTTGCGCGTGAACTAAACGGCGAGAATAGAGATTTTTGCCGTATCAATATCGCTAATATGCGCGATGTCTGGGAAGGCCCGGTGCGGCCAGAAGATATTGCACGTTTCCCAGAAGAATGGGCCGCTTATAAGAAAAAGGCGAAAAAGAAAAAGCCGAAAGGCAAGGCGCTAACATTGTTGCCTGGCATGACAGAGCCGCGCCGTTGTGAGTTGGAATTAAACGACATTGAGACAGTCGAAGCCCTAGCAGCGGCTGAAGAAACGACATTGCGTAATATTGGTGAGCCATACGTTGAACTGGCCAAGATTGCCAAGCTGCAAGTGACTGCTGACAAACAAAAGGCCGATCTGGTCGAGGAAGTAATTGTGACGACCAAAACCCTCAAAGCAGTGAAAGAGAAATCTTATGAGCCTGTTGACGATAGCGCAAGCGGTAGCTGATTTTACAGGGTTTGAACGCCCTACAACCGTTGTCGGTAATAGCGACCCGGTTGCCAGGCAGTTGCTTGTGTTCATAAACCGCGAGGGCAAGCAGCTTATGCGTGCCACCAACTGGCCAATCCTGTCAAAAGAACACACATTCAACACGGCTAACGGCACACAGAACTATGCGCTGCCGACAGACTTTGACCGCTTTGTTTCAGGCACAGCCTACAACAGAACAGATTTGAACCAGTTGGCAGGCCCGATCACGCCGCAACAATACCAGGCTGATCGTTTTGGCACGACCACTGGCGGTGTTGTTGAGCGCTTTCGTTTGCGGCCTAGCAGCAATGCCTTGCGCTTTGATCTGACGCCTACGCCAACGGCTACGGAATCTATCGGCTTTGAATATATCTCAAGCCATTGGAATCAAAGCAGCGGCGGCACCTCACAGGCCGCTATGGCGGCAGATACAGACATTGGCATACTCGATGAGACTTTGCTGGAAATGGGCGTCACATGGCGTTTCAAGCAAAACCACGGCCTAGCCTATGATGAGGATTTCAGGCAGTACCAGTTAGAGCTGCGCCAGGCAATCAGCCGGTCAGGCGGTGCGCCGATTATTACGATGGATGACGCCAGAAAGTACCTAGTCGATCCATATTCATACAATCTACCCGACAGCGGATATGGCGGCTGATGTTACAAGCACTACCATCATCTAGGGGCTACCGCGCCAAAGCAGCCTCTGTGCCAGCCCCGGTGGGCGGTTTGAACAGTCGTGACAGCATTGATGCCATGCCGCCAACGGATGCGCTGATCATGTCCAACTTTTTCCCAACTGTGGAGAAAGTCACGCTGCGCGATGGCTATACATCGTTTTGCACAGGCGTTGGCACCGGCAATGTTGAAACGCTGATTGAGCATAATGCTGGCGCAAACCGCCAGTTGTTGGCCATTGGATCAAACGGTACATTCTACCAGATCGACAGCGGGTCAGCAGTAAGCAAGAAAACTGGCCTCGCAAATGGCAGGGCAGAACATATTGAGTTTAACAATGTGACGGTGGTGGTGCCGTCTGGTGCCAATGTGCCATTTAGTTGGGATGGCTCTAGCGCGTCTGATCTGTCAATTACGCTCTCTGATAGCGTAAATGCCAACACACTAACCGGCGTTCACGCCCACAAAAACCGCGTGTATTACTGGACCGGCACCAGCCAGAACTTTTATCACAGCGCCACGGTGGACACATTCACCGGCAACTTTACCAAATTCCCTGTTGGCCTAGTCGGCACATTCGGCGGCAACATTATAATGATCAACACCCTCACGATCGACGGTGGGGAAGGGGTCGACGACCTACTGTGCATCATTATGACCAGCGGCGAGGTGTTGCTCTACTCTGGATCAAACCCTGCCAGTGATTTTGCCTTGGTCGGCACATTCCGCATTGCAGAGCCAATCAATGAAAAACGCGCCATTGCCAAGTTGGGCGGCGATGTAATCGTAATGACTAGAGAGGGCTATCTGCCGCTGTCTCAGGTTGTGCGCCAGGATATTGTCGGCAACAAAGCAGCGGCCATATCGGAAAAGATTCGCGGCACTGTGATTGCCCAGGTCAAAGCTACCGGCACAACCACAGGCTGGCAGATATTCGTAAGCCCAGACGGTGACAAGGTTATATTCAATTATCCAACTGGCGATGCCGATCCGTTTAATCAGCACGTTTTTAACCCGATTATCAGAGCCTGGTGCATTTTTGAGGATTTACCGGCCCATGTGTGGGGCCAGTTCAATGGCAATACATATTTTGGCAGCGCATCAGGCGTGGTGTTTAAGGTGGGCGGTGATGCGGATAATGGCTCAAACATTGTTGGTGATTTGGCTACCAGCTACAATTATTTCGGCGATAGAGGAACAATAAAACGCTTTTCTAGCGTACAGCCTATGTTAGAGGGCGAGACTGACGTTGCCTTTGACTTTGGCGTTGGCGTCGATCAAGCGCCAGTGGCAGGCATTGAAGTCTCATCCACCACATTCGAGTCGAACCTGGCAGCTTGGGACTCAGCCACCTGGGATGATTTTTTCTGGGCTGACACCACAGGCGCAGGCGTCACCAAACGCCGCAAGGCGGTCAACCGACTAGGATATTCGGCAGCATTGCGCATCAAGGTCGCAACCAGCACGCAAACCATCAGCTTTATTAGCGCTCACTATACGATCAACCCAGGAGGGCCACTGTAATGGCATTTTCGGGCGGCACTTTTTCACGCACATTTGATTGCACGACAGACCGCGATAACGGCGTCAAAATACTGGCCAGCAAGTTCGACACAGAACTGGACGGCATGGCTACCGGCCTGTCTACTTGTATTCTAAAAGATGGGACACAGACTTGCACGGCGGCGATACCGTTTGCCGAAGGTCTGACAGTCCCTGACAACAAGACCATAGTGCTTGGCACCAACAGCGACATTACGATCCAGTATGATGAAAGCACCAATGACAGTTTGGAGATTGCGGCCAACGTAGAAGGCGCGGGGCTTGGCATCGTGCTAAAGGCAGACCAAGGCGATGACAACGCTGACCAGCACAAGGTAAATATTGCTGATGGCGGCACGCTCACTATGGCCAGTAAGATCAGCGGCAGCTTTGTCAGTTACCTCACACACACGCCAAACAGCACCGTTGCTAGCAGCACAACCGCTGTGGCAGGCCACCTAACAGTCGGTGGCGATTTGACGCTTGGATCAGGCGCGGTCATCACAGAAGCTGAATTAGAGGCTATTGACGGTATTACAGCAGGCACTGTGACGGCATCCAAGGCTGTCATTGTCGATAGCAACAAGGATATTGCCAGTTTCCGCAATGTCACGCTGACAGGCGAGTTAGACGCCGGGTCGCTGGACGTAAGCGGCGATGCTGACATTGATGGCACGTTAGAAGCTGATGCCATGACGCTGAACGGCACGGCGATCACAGCCACAGCCACGCTGGACACAGGCATATCTAACAACAATGTGCCAAAGTTCACTAGCGGCGTTGCTGATGATGATTTCCTGCGCGTGGCTGGCACTGCCATTGAGGGGCGTTCTGCTTCAGAGGTGCTTTCTGACATAGGGGCACAAGCCAGTTTGACCTTTGGCATTTCTAACACAAACGCAGTCAAGATCGACAGCAGTTCCGTGGCAGATGATGAATATGCCAGATTTACGGCTAATGGCCTGGAAAGCCGCGCAACATCAGAGGTGCTTTCTGACATAGGGGCTGCACCAGCCGCCGGTAGCAGTAATATTGTCACAACAGGCGCTGTCAACAGCGGCAGCATTACGTCGGGCTTTGGCAGTATTGACAATGGTTCCAGCGCAATCAGCACCACGGGCACCATGACCTACGGCAGTCTCTCTGACGGCTCGATAACAATCACGGCGTTTGTTGACGAGGATAATATGGCCTCGGACAGTGCCACGCTGGTGCCAACACAGCAGTCGGTTAAAGCCTACGTTGATTCCAATTCTGGTGTTGCTAGTTTCAGAAACATGATTCTGAACGGTCAAATGACAATTAGTCAACGCTCGGCCTCAGTCTCTAGTATTACCTCAACAGGCTATCACACACTCGACAGATTTAATCTCCTTGTTGAAAGTCTTGGGACTTGGACAATGAGCCAAGACACTGACGTGCCTACAGGGTATGGTTTTGCCAAATCTTTAAAAATAGATTGCACAACCGCAGATGGTTCCCCAGCAGTGGCTGACCGATTGTTTCTTAGACAAACGCTGGAGGGACAAGATTTACAGCAAATGAAAAAAGGTACGTCTAATGCGGAGTCTGTAACTTTATCGTTCTGGGTAAAGGCCACAAAAACTGGCACACATATAATTAATTTATATGACAATGATAACAGTCGTTACATTGCTCAAGCATATACAGTTTCTTCCAGCAATACATGGGAGCATAAGTCTCTGACTTTTGCAGGAGATACAACAGGGGCTTTTGACAATGATAATGCTGGCAGTCTGCAAATTGTCTGGTGGCTAGCGTCTGGCACTAATAATACAAGCGGCACACTGCAAACAAGCTGGGGTAGCGCAACAGCAGCTAATCGTGCGGTTGGACAAGTAAATACTGGTGACAGCACAAGCAACAATTTTGCAATCACGGGCGTGCAATTGGAAATCGGAACTAGCTCATCTGCTTTCGAGTTTAGGACACATGCAGATAATTTGATTGCGTGTCAGAGGTATTATCAAATCGGAGCTTTCCTTGCGGGCTCTGGTAATAGCTCCAACTTTAGAACAACTGTATCATTTAGCACTCCAATGAGGGCGCAACCAACTTTGTCTACGCCTTCAAATGCTTTCAAAGTAACAGACGGTTATGCAAGTGACTACGCATCAACCAACGCCAGCCCAGCGTGGGTAACTTATTTTGAACATCAGGGCGGAGTAGTAGGCACAAGTAATCACGCCTCAGTTTCAGGCGATGCACGGCGAGGCACCATGCACGCTAACAATGTCAGTGGCGTAGTTGCTGTTGACAACTTAGAAATGGATTCAGAGTTATGACAATAAGCGAGGCAAAGTATGTTGAGTTTCCTAATTTTGACGGCACTAAGGTAAAAATAGGTGTGCGGTTTGTTGTTGATGGAGTGATATCTGTAGCTCCTCTGACACTAGAAAACACAGATTATGCAGAAATCATGCGCCAAGTAGACGCTGGCAAGTTGACCATAGCGGCGGCTGATTGATGGCGAATCCTACCGCCGCTTCTGTCAAAGCAGAGCTAGACACACTGGCTGCTGTAAGCCAGGAGAGATTTTTAGAACTGCTTAGTCGTGTCAAGCGCATCGAGGCTATCATGATAGGTTCCGCTGGCACCACGATTTTACTTCTACTGAGCTTGGTAATCGGCAGCTAATGTGGAAACCCTTGTTGCCTTTAGCCTCTATGTCTTTGTTGGCACTGGAGAGGATCGCAGGCGCGTGCCAGAAACCATGCGGTTCCGTGACGTAAATGAGTGCGTCTATTTCGCTAAAATTTTGAATAAACAGTCAAACCGCAATTTGATTACAGCTTACTGCGTGCCAGAGGCTGTGACCGGCAATATGAAAGTGTACTGATGCTTGATCCTGTCACCATCGGCACCGCTGTCCAGGTTGCGTCAAGTGCGTTTTCCATGTTGCAAAAAGGGTTTGCTGCCGGGCGTGAACTAGAGCAGATGAGCGCTGATCTCAGCCGCTGGATGTCTGCTGTTTCGGACGTAGACCACTTGGAGAAGGCTGCGAAAAACCCAAGCCTGTTTTTAAAACTCACTAAAGGGAAAAGTATTGAATCACTCGCCTTAGAAGCCTTTACGGCCAAAAAAAAGTTGGAGGACCAGCGATACGCGCTAAAGCAAATGATACAGTTTAGTCGCGGCACAGCAGCTTGGAACGAGCTACTTGCACTTGAAGGGTCAATTAGAAAACAACGCCAGGAGGCCATTTACGCCGCCCAGCAACGTAGACAAAAAATCATTGAATATGTTGCCTGGATATTTATGGGCTTACTGGCCGCTGGACTGCTGACTTTGTTTGTGATGTTGCTAAAAGGCCATGCAGCCAAAGCGCAACCAGATCATGTGGTCTGCCGTTTGGTTGGCTGCGAGATAATTAACAAAAAACGATATTGCGTCTATCGCGGTGTCAAAACTCAAGAAACCGTTGTCCTTGAGCCAAGCGAATGGTTCCCAAGGGAGTATCAGTGCAAATATGACCCCGATGCACCCAAGCCACCAACACTGCAAGAAACACTAAAAGCGATCAAGGAAAGCCAGCGGTGAACACTATCGTCTTGGGGGCCGATGAATATTTAAAATCGTGGGCAGCAAAGCGCATTGGCATCGACAAGTTCGGTCCAAGCACAGCAATCGGCGTGCAGTGCGATGGGGAAATCATTTGTGCTGCCGTCTACCACGACTGGCGTGAGGGGCAGATTGAGGCGTCCATAGCTTCTTCCTCCCGGCGGTGGGCCACCCGGTCTGTCCTTCGCGCCTTGTTTGCCTATCCGTTCAATCAGATAGGTGCCAACCGTATTCTTGTGCAATGCAGTGAGGCCAACGACAAGGCTATGAAGATGAATAAGCAGCTTGGATTTACGCAAGAGGGCAGGCTGCGCCAGCTATATCCACCGCATGATGCAATCTTGTGGGGAATGTTAAGAAGCGAATGTAAATGGTTGAAAGGTAACGACTATGGGCAAAAGAGCGCCGTCACCACCACCCGCGCCTGATCCAAACGAGTTGATCAACGCGCAATCCAATGCAAACCGGATTACGCAGTTCACTCCCTATGGCAACCTCCTATTTGGAAGCGTTGGAGACAGTGGTCAGTTTGTGCAGGGTCAAGTCCCAGAGGACGGCCAGGCGGCTGCGTTCACGCAAGAAACGCCGTTTCAAACGCAACTGCGTGCGGCCACTGAAGGCACCGGCTTGGGGCTGGGCAACCTGGCGTTTGACCGCGTTTCAGGCCGCACTGTGGTTGGCCAGAACCCGGATGGCTCACCGATCTTTCAGGATGATCCCGACTTTCAGAATCCGTTTAGAACAGCGCCCACATTGTCAGGCGTACCCGCTGCCCAGGATATTGACCCGACCACCGGCCTGCCTGCTTTTCAAAGCAATATCCAAAGCCCGGTTAATCTGCCCACTGGCCTTGATACAGCCGGTCTAACGGCCCTACAGAGCGATCCGCAAGCCTTTAGGTCCAACATAGAGCAAACCCTGTTCAACCGGCAGCTAGGGCTATTGCAGCCAGAGTTCACGCAGCAGCGTGAAAGTCTGGAACAGAACCTTGCCGATCGTGGAATCCCCATAACAAGTCAAGGCTATAATGATGCCGTGAACCGGCTCGAAACACAGCAAGGCGAACAGCTATCGAGGCTTGCACAGCAGGCCACATTGGCAGCGGGTCAGGAATCCGATCGGCTGGTCAATCAGGCACGTCAAGCTAGAGCGCAAGAGTTTGGTGAGCGTGCAGCCACTGGTGAGTTCGGCCTAGCAGCCCAAGGCCAAGGCTTTAGCCAGGCAGCAGCTAACGCACAACTGGCTAATGCAGCGCGTCAAGATACTATTGCCAACCAGTTGTTATCTAATCAGATTGCTAACCAGCAACGCCAGCGTGATATTGCAGAACGCACAGCATTGCGCGGTCAGAATTTCAACGAACTGGCAGCGCTGCTAGGTGGGCCGCAAGTTCAGCAGGCATCGTTCTTTGCACCTGGTGCAATCGACACGCAGGGCGCTTTTGCTGCACAGCAAGCTGGCCAAGCTAACGCATTCAATCAGGCAATGGCATCGAGGTCAGCAGACCTTGGCGGCTTGTTCGGTCTGGCAGGCAATCTTGGCGCAGCTTACTTGTTGAGGTAGATAATGGCACACACTCCCTTTCACGGCTTGATGCAACCTGGCAGACGGCCATCAATGCAGTTTCAGCAGCTTAACCAGGCTTACCAGTCTGACCCGCGCCGTATTCTAGGCCAGACACTTATGGGGCAGGGCGCGAGTTCTGCGCCTGTCAGAACGCCCTTACAAGGGCTTGGCAGGCTGTCTAGCGCATTGGTGGGCGCATACCTACAGCGCAAGGCTGGTGACGCTCAGACAGCGCGTGAGACGCAAATGACGGACCAGATTATGGGGATGCTGGGACCGAATGTGGCTCCAGGTGTTCGCGCTGCTGTTGCTGCCAATCCAGCAGCGGCTATGCCAGCATTACTGACCGCACAGTTTGCGCCAACAACCACCTCAGAAATTACTGATATGGGTGATTTTGCAGGCGTGCAGACGACCACAACCAGCCCACTTACTGGAGACTCTAGCACCCAAATAGGCAACATTGTGCAGCGCCGTGCGCCAGCAAAACCTGATGTCATCACTTTTGTGAATCCAGATGACCCATCTGATTTGCGGTCTGTTTTAACAAACGACCCACAGTTTACTGCGGTTAGCCAACAACTTATTGATGCTGGTTATATTGAAAGACAAGGTGGCGGCACCTCTGTTTCAGTCAATCCAACGATTGCGCTTGGCCAAGAACAAGAAACAGAGTTTAGAAAAGCAGCAGCAAAATCAGCCGTGACTAGAATAGATAAGTTGAGCGAGCAAGTTCAAAGTGACAGCGACCTTGTCACGCGATTAAATATTGCTGATTATTTACTTGAGGCAGACACAGAAACTGGCCCAATCACAAATTTGACTAGGCCAATACGTTCTTTAGGCAAACAATTAGGTTTTCTAAATGATCAGCAAATCGCTGATTTAAACAATCAGGAAGTGTTAACCGCTGCCTTCAACTTTATTATTCCAAGGATGCGAGTGGTTGGGTCGGGCGCTACATCAGATTTTGAAGCCAGATTGTTTACTAGCGCTACTGCGAACATGGGCAACACGCCACAGGCTAACAAAGCACTTGTAAAGTCAATGCAAGCGTTGGTTGAACGCAGGGCAAAAATTTTAGAGGCAATGGAAACTTATGCAGACCAAAACAAAGATTTAATTGGTTTTGCAAAGTTTGTTGATGACACAGTGCCACCAGCTCTCAAAGCGTATGTGACAGATGAAGAATATGACACGGCTGTTGAAAACGGTGAATTGAAAAACGGCGATTTATATTTTAACGGCCTCACCGGCACATTCGAAATTTATGAGGAGGATGCCTGATGCCTTTACCGCGAGAGTCTAAAACAGCGCCTGTCGGGGAACGCACAACCGGCGATGTTGCAATGGATTTTGGGCGTGCTGCCGCACAAGGTGTTTCGTTTGGATTTGCTGATGAAATTGAGGCTGGTGTTAGGGCGGCTTTTGACAGCGGCAAAACATATGCAGAAGTGGTGAAGGAAGTCCGGGGTCAAATAAATGATTTTAGAGAGAGAAACCCTGGCGCAGCTTATGGCACAGAAATAGCAGCCGCCATCTTACCGACTATCGCAGCACAATATATTCCAGGTGTTGGGCCAGCGGCGGCGGCGACAACTGCAAGAACAGCGCAGTTAGCACGAAGCGCTGGATTAGGATCAACAGGGCAACGTGCGGCCCAAGTCGGTGTTGCTTCTGCTGGACAAGGTGCGCTTTATGGAGCCGGGGCTGCTGAAGGCAACCCAGTTGAGCGACTTGATGATGCGGCGATTAGTGGTGTGTTAAGTGGTGTAGCTGGCCCGGTTGTTGATAAATTGGCCCCAAGAGTGACCAGTAAAGCAAAAGATTTGTTAGCACGCGGCATACCGCTGACCCCAGGCCAGGCTGTGGGAGAAAGCACTATTGTTGGCAGGGGTTTAAAAAGACTTGAAGAAGGCGTTGCAGACAATGTTTTCATAGTTGGTGATGCTGTGCGAGGGGCTTTGAACCGCGCACAAACTGGTTTTAATCGGGCGGCTGTTGAGGAAGCATTGTCGCCGATAGGTGTAAAAGTTCCTAGAGGTTTAGAAGGGCGTGCTTTAATTGGATTCGGCCAACGAACCCTAACAACCAACTACAATAAAACGCTTTCAAAAATGAAAGTGTCAAACACCATTGATTTGCTTGATGAACTACTAACAATTACAAAATCTGTGGACCCAGACATAAAAAAATATGTTGATAATCGTGCCTTCAAAGACGTTATCAATCGTATTAGTCCAGATGGTGGACTATCGGGTACAAGTTTAAAAGCATCACAAGCTAGTTTGAGGCGCAGAATAAATAAATTGAAACGTGAAGGGACTGATGAAGGCGACCGAAAAGCTGACGCCTTAGAAGATTTGCGGAATGTGTTGAACGCTGCAATAAGCAAGGAAAACCCGAAATTAGCGCCTCAACTTAACAAGATTGATCAAGCCTATGGCAGATTCGAAATTGTAAGAAATGCTGAATTAAGGCGAAAAACAGTTGAAGGATTTAATCCTGGGGATTTATTGCAAGCCGCTGCCAAAGGTGACGCAACAAAAAGGCAGTCAAAATTTTCGGCTGGTGAGGCAAGGATGCAACGGCTGGCCCAAAATGCTCAAGACATCATTGGTGGCATTGTGCCTGATAGCGGCACCTCGCAGCGACAAGTCGCAAGGCAAATCGCCACTGGCGGCGGCATGGGACTAGGTTTGCAACAACTTAGCCCGATTGGCCAAGCGTCCAGTTTGTTAGTGCCTGGCGCTTATACTCGCCCAGGCGTGCCAGTTGCTAGGTTCGGCATAGACGTTCTAGGCAGGGGGGCCAGGGCTGCCGTTCCAGCGTTATCTGCCAATTTTAATCAGCGTCTAGGTGATGCTTTACGGAATCCATAAAACGTGGCTCAGAAAAAACTTGAGCCGTCCAGTAAGCTGGATGATTACGATTTTAATAATGACGGCGTTGTGAGCGATGCCGAAATTGAACGCGCAAAAGAGATACGCGAGTTTGAGGACAGATCACGCAAGCACTTGGCACAACTGCGCCTGGCTCGATACTCGCTGATCGGCATGGGCGTTTACACAATCATGCTGTTCATGCCTTTTGTGCCTGATAGCCGCATCAAGCTGCTTAGTGAAATTTCGCCACTTTTGTTTATTTCGCTCAGTGGCGTGGTCGGCGCTTACATGGGCTTCACCACATGGATGGATAGGAAATAAAATGCTTGGAGTTCTGGCGTCTATTTTGGGCAATGGTGAGGTCATCAAAAAGGGCATGGACCTGATTGATGATGTCCACAGTTCTGATGAAGAAATGGAGCGCGTAAAAGCGCAAGCCAAGATTGACACGATGAAAGCCTACGCGCCGTTCAAAGTAGCGCAGCGTTATCTGGCTCTGATGTTTACCGGCACGTTTCTCATATCGTTTTTCATAGTGCTTGTAATGACCTTGATGGGTCAGGCCAACATACCAGAAATCAAGCAAGTCATTGATGATTTTTACGTTGGCGAGGCAATGCTGACCATCCTGGCATTTTATTTCGGTGGTGGGATGCTGGAGGGCGTGGTCGGAAAAGTTAAGGAAAAGAAATGAGGCTATCCCCTAATTTTACCCTGGACGAGCTGTGCAAAAGCCAGACAGCTGAGAGAAAGGGCATACCAAATCTGCCCAACACAGATGAGATAGAAGCACTTGAGCTGCTGTGCGAGCACATATTACAGCCCATCAGAGATAAGTTCGGACCCTTCATGGTATCGTCAGGGTTTCGCAGCCCGGAGCTGTGTGTTGCGATCGGCTCAAAAATCACGTCACAGCATTGCTGCACCGATGGCCAATGCGCAGCAGCTGATTTTGAGATTCCCGGCACTGATAACTATGAGTTGGCTGAGTTTATACGCGACAACCTGGATTTTGATCAACTAATTCTAGAGTGCTATCGCGGTGGCAACACTGGCTGGGTTCACTGCAGCTGGGCGCCAGATCCACGCAAAGAGCTCCTCACCTACGACAGAAAAAATGGATATAGGAAAGGTTTGATCCATGCCTGAGAGACTAGAGAAAAGCCTCATGGCCCAGGCCGCTAAGAAGGGGCTGAAGGGCAAGAAGCGTGATGCCTATGTATATGGCACCATGACAAAGGTTGCCGGCCCCAAGGGCTCTAAAAAAGCCGCTATGACCGGGTCCATCAGGCGTGGCTAAGACGCCTGCATGGCAGCGATCAGCTGGGCAAAGTGAATCAGGTGGACTTAACGAGGCAGGCAGAAGATCAGCTCGCCGGCAGGGCATGAATTTGCAGGCTCCAGTTAGTGCAAAGCAGGCAAAGAAATCACCGAAATCAGCTGCCAGGCGTCAAAGTTTTTGCGCGCGTATGTCTGGCATGAAAGCAAAGCTGACATCTGCAAAGACAGCGCGCGATCCAAACAGCCGTATCAATAAAGCTCTAAGAAAGTGGGATTGTAAGCCATGAAACCTGGTCTATATGCCAACATCAATCGGCGCCGCGCCGCCGGCACCAGTCGTTCTAAATCTAAAAGCACAATTAGCAAAGCTGCCTACGCAAACATGAAGGCAGGCTTTCCAAAGAAAAAGAAGAAAAAAGCCTAGCCGGGTCACAAACTTTTTGTGACCCAAATCAAAATTGATTTACAGCTGGGTCACAAACGGGTCACGTGCCTGACGTAACTGGGCGTAACCAGGCGTAACTCA